ATAAAACATTTACACCATTATCATCAATGCACCATTCAACAATAAGTTGAACTAATGGAGAACAGTCATTAATATTCTTAATCATATCAAAATCATCAACAAGATAATCAAAAATAGAACAAGCAAGCCGACACAAATCAAAGCTAAAGTTAGGGTCTAAGCGGGGCTTCTTTTCATTAAAATAAGGTTCGGTATTATATTGTGTAGCGGCATCTCCACCAGTTTGAAAACTATCACTGCAAAAAACCTTACCATTTAATTTGTATATAGCACGACCGAAATCAATGATTTTATAAATTTTACCAAAAGTAGGAACTTTGTATGTCTTTTTTTTATAAGTATAGTAGAGGAATTTTCTGTTAGTAGGAATATACATAATATTGTTAGTATGGAGGTCATTATGTGTAAAGGAAAACATTTTTTGATAAGTGATAAGAATCATAATGATTTGCATTAATGCTGAAAACCATTCATCGTCAGATAATTCATTATTCATAATCAAGTCGTCTAATGTATTTTCACATTTTTCCATACATATAACTTGAACTGGAAATTTCGGAAAAGTAAGAATTAAAGTTTCTTCTTCAATATTAGTTTCACTTGATTCATCTTCCCATTTCTCATTATCATCTGCATTATCATCTGCGTTATTAAATTCGGAATTAGAACTTTTGCTAACAATACTCTCACAATGTTCATTATCTTTAGTTTCATCATCTTTAGTTTCATCGTCTTCACTTAAATCATTATCGTTTGTATGGGATGTTCTAGATGAACAAGTTGAACCGGATTTAAGAGTTTCGGATTTTTTTTGATTAGTTACATCAAAATCATTTGAATTAGTGATATCCACCAAATCGACGCCCATTGTTTTAACATCATCAAGTGAGAGATGTTCAGAAGGAGAAATAAATGATTTATCGAAAATATTCTCAAACATAGAATCATCAATAGAATTAACAGACATAATAGACTTTAAACTGGATGAAATTTTCAAGGGTTGCAATGGTTTTTTTTCATCAGGTGTAATTAAATGCGAATAATCTTCAACTTTGAATAAAATATTTTTTTGTTTTATAAAAAATTCAGATTGGATTAGATAATCGATATCGTCAATAATGTTAAGTTTATAATCATTTTTAACAGCCAAAAAAGAGCCATAATAATCGAGACCGTGAATAAATTGATGTTCGTGTAAAATTTTACTAGTTAAGAATGAGAAAAATCCATCAATAAAAGAAGAATTGTTAGGGTCACTAATTTTTGGATGAACTTTAAGAGTTTTATCAAATGATGGCATATTGAATAGTTCAGGGTCATTATGATTATATTTACCTACAACATATTTGAATGGGTCCAATAGAGGAGCCATTTTAATGAAAACTTTTTGATTAGTGGATAGGTCATCATCGTCAGAAATATTTTTAAGTTTACATGTGAAAATATGTTCTTCATCATCCTTAATCTTATTATCCTTAATATCTGCAATGGCCCAATAGTGATTTAGATTAATAGAATTCCAATTGGTATTGTTCAATGAAAAAAATCTATCGTAAATAGGAATATAATTTTGAACATTCATTAGATTAATATTTTTGTTAGTTTGGAACTTAGTGAACAGATTGTTGTTCTTTCTTTTCTGGTAGTTTACAGAAATTGTCATTAGCTAATTAAAATATAAATTATAATTATATTTAACTTATTATTTTTACAAAGCTATAAAAAATCCTTAATATTTTAGGAAAGGCCAATATTTACGTTTAAACTAATTATAATATTTTTATATGTAGTATAATAAAATGAATCTAGAATTAAAAAGATTTGATATGAAAAACATTAGTTTTAAACCAAATGAGTCTAAAGGTCCAGTAATTGTATTAATTGGTCGTCGTGACACAGGTAAATCGTATTTAGTAAGAGATTTACTTTATTATCATCAGGACATTCCTATCGGAACCGTTATTTCCGGAACAGAAGAAGGTAACGGTTTTTATGGCAAGTTGGTGCCAAAATTGTTTATACATAATGAATATAATACTGCAATTATTGAAAACATCTTAAAGCGACAACGTGGTGTATTAAAGCAAATAAAAAAGGAGATGGAACAATTTAAACGTAGCACTATTGACCCTAGAACATTCGTAATTTTAGATGATTGTTTATACGACAATACGTGGGCGCGTGATAAGATGATGCGACTTCTATTTATGAACGGACGTCATTGGAAGGTCATGTTAGTCATCACAATGCAATATCCTTTAGGTGTCCCTCCAACGCTTAGAACTAACATTGATTACGTCTTCATTTTAAGAGAACCTTATATCGCAAATAGAAAGCGTATTTATGAAAATTATGCGGGTATGTTTCCGACATTTGAATCATTTTGTCAGGTGATGGACCAATGCACTGAAAATTATGAGTGTCTAGTGATAAATAACAACTCAAAGTCAAACAAATTACAGGACCAGGTATTTTGGTATAAAGCGGATTCACATAATGATTTCAGATTAGGTTCAAAAGAGTTCTGGGAATTATCAAAACAAATAAATGATGACGACGATGAGGAGCAATATGACCCGAATAACGTGAAGAAACGCGGTCAAGGGCCAAAAATAGCGGTCAAAAAAAGTAAATGGTAGAACTTGGTTTCATATACTTGCTTTTTAAATATAAAAGCACATCTTGTTTTAATAATTCTTGCTTTACAATTTAGCAAAGAAACATCAAATGATGACAATGTATATAGAATAGTTGTTTAAAAAATATAATTATAGTTTATTTTATATAATTATATTATGAGAACAAAACATATAAAAAAAATTGGAAAAAAACAAACTAGAAAAAAATATAAACGACAAACTAAAAAATATTATAAAAAATATTATAAAAATAAAACAAAAAGAAATCAATTCGGAGGTGACAAAGATCTAGAACTTGAAAGAGAATTTAGAAGCAAATTTAGAAACGAATTATTGCCATTGATTAACTGGAGAAATAAAAGTAATAATGACATAAAAAAATTTACAAGAAACCTCAATATTTTTTTTAAGAATAATCATGAATCAATAAATACATTAATTCCTGTAGATGAAAATATGAAACCAAGTTTAAATAATGTAGTAGATTATGTTTCAATTCCAACAGTTATAATGGAAAATATAACTAACAAAGAAATAAAACAGAAATTAATAGAGTTATTTTATGAAAATGGAGGAAACATAAACGTTGAAAGCAGAAGATCCAATACAAAAAATAATGTATTTAATTATGTTGTTGAAAATAAACAAATAGACAATATTAAAATACTTTTAGACCCGCGATATGGTTTGACCAGAGATAATTTAAAAGAAGAAAATAAGCCAATATTCGATGACATAATGAGAACTATAGAAGTAGCCCCACAAGTGCAAGTAGTAGAAGAAGTAGCTCCTCAAGTAGCTCCTCAAGTAGAAGCACCGATAGTAGCACCTCAAGTAGAAGCACCGATAGTAGCACCTCAAGTAGAAGCACCGATAGAAGCACCAATAGTAGAAGAAGTAGCACCTCAAGTAGCGCCTCAAGTAGCGCCTCAAGTAGAAGCTCCAATAATAGAAGCAGAAGACGCTACAGTAAAACTAAAAGTTCCAATCAATGTGCCAAATATAGGTTACAATATAGGTGTAGCTCCAAAATTTTGGAGAGTTCTGTTTACAAATAAGGGTATAGACCTGTTTGCATTAAGGGACCGCATAAGAGCACGATTATTTGAAGACAATCCGCTTAAAGTGTCTTATAGAAGCGGATACAAAGAAAATCCTTGGACTACTTGTGAAATAATAGAACGAATGTTTCCAGCATATTATACAAAGAAAAATCCAGAATTCGAATTAAAAAGTCAACAACAGCAAATAGATTTTATTAATATAAATACAGCATTATGTATAATATTATTGTTATTAGGTATAATTTCAAATACAATGAACGACCAAGATTATAATTTTATTTTTAAAGGAGGAAAAGCTGTTCAATTTGTGTTATCAGAAATACAAAATACTTCCAAATATATCAGCGATGATATAGATATACAATTAACTCATAGTGATAGCATTGTATACAATGATTGGAAAATGAGAAATGTAGCGGAACATATATCTTTTCTAATAAAATGGTTTTTAGAAGGTATTATAAATATATCATTAGAGTTACCGAACACAAGTGAAAAAACAGTTGGAAAGGACTTAGTTAAAATAGCATATTTTAGTCCTTCAGGTAGATATACAGCATTATGTGATGTTGTTTTCGGAGAAACAAAAGCAAATGTGAAATCTTATTTTGAACATCCAAAAATATTCAAATTATACAATACTGAATTACAAACAGAATTAATGTTTAGATGTCCAAATATAGAAGCAATATTAAATGAAAAATTATATTATTATTTGAAATTTATAGAATTGAGAAGTTTATTAAAACGCAATTTACCAATAGTTGAAGCTGGTTATGAAAATACTACGTTAGATGAACTAGACTATTTTATGAAAAAATTCAAAAAATCAATAAGGGCTATTGTGGATGGTTTAGTTTTACAGAAGTTTGTCGCAGTAGAAAAAAACAATTTAAGGGAGAAAGAAAAAGAAGTATTAATAAACATTCTTAACAATAATTTTAAAGATAAAGAAATTTATATATTGGAATTAACAAATAGCGTAACAGACCCTAATCCTTATAATGTATAATAGATAAATAAAAAGTATTATTATTTTTTATTTATTTAACGTAAATTCTCTTAGGAAACCCCGCTAATGTTTATCAATCCAATCAGAAACTATTTTGTAATCACTTGAATGTTTAGTTTCACATACTTCAATTGCATAATTATTTGAAGAAATATTACCAATTCCAAATCCAGCAACAGTCCAATGTAACCCATCAAATTGGTTACTCATAATATTAATGCAATATTTGTTTGGCTTTATAACTATTGTATTAATATAATTTATATTTATTATTAAATTTGTTAATCTTAAAAATGTTGACATTATGATGTATACATTATTATTCAAGTAATGTTTAATTTGTTTTTATAGATATAAATATTGATTATTCAGTTTTAGAAAATGGTCCAGACTTCAATTGGCTCTGACCATAATCAGTCTTACCAACAACGACATTTTCGCCATCGAAAAGCTCAGAACGAATATCTGCAACAGAAATAGTATCAGGTTCTTTAGAAGCGAAATTACTCTCAGTTGTGCTGTTACCGGCTCCGACCAAATTGCCTTCTTCATCAATATCTTGAGTAAGAACATTACCATGTTTTTCAGCATTCTTTTTATTTTCATCGATGGCCTTCTGTTTAGTTTCCTTAACACGTTGCTCAAATGCGGTTTTAGCAACAGTCTCATTTTTCTTCTTTTCGTGAGCAAGTTGGTTGAGTTCTTCTTCCATATATTCAACGCGACCGGTCTTGTATGCTTCAGGTTCCCAAGGAAGCCAAGTGCCAACGGGACCGACAAAAACATCAAAATTAGGGTCAGTTTCTCTTAGAAGTTTAGCGCGCAACTCGGCCTCTTCTTGAGAAGAGAAGTTACCTCTTGCCTTAAAACCTCTTACAGATGTTTGGAAATTATACTTTAGATTAAATTTCTTTTCAAGTTCTTCCTCATCACGGTCCAAGAAAGTCTTGTAGTCATCTTCAATAGAGGAATTAACGATAGTATCTCGCTCTTCTTTGACAAACGATTCAAAATCCTTAATAACTTCTTCAAACTGCAATTTATACTTAAAGGAAACAAAATTAAGGAACTGATGGAATTTTTCCATTGATTTGTTCATTTCCCATTGCTTTAGGAATTCTTCAAATAAAAACATTTCCCGCTGCTTCAAGGTCTTTTCTGGAGAAATAAATGAAAAACATCCGAAGTTTTGACCAGCAATAGGTTTATCGACCTCCAATAAATCGACATATTTAGCATTTGGAGAACCATCTTTCTTTTCCTTTCTTTCAAAGGACTTTTTGGAAGCGTTAGTTTTACTCATTATACATTTAGTGAAACTTTCGTTTTAAGTTTTAATTTGATTAATTATTATTTTTTTCTTATTATTTTATATAAAGATGGGTGTCTTTGATATTACTGAACTAATTAAGCGTGTTATCAAGTATTTGATTGAAGGTTTGATGGTTGCAATTGCTGCATTTGCCATTCCCAAACGTTCGTTGAATCTTGAAGAAATTGCTTTAATTGCTTTGACCGCTGCTGCTACATTCGCCATATTGGATACATATATTCCTTCGATGGGAGTGACTGCTAGATCAGGTGCCGGATTTGGTATTGGAGCCAACTTAGTCGGGTTCCCTGGTGGTCTTTAAACATAGTATGTTAATTAATCTTTAAATGGTTAATATAGAATAATATATTTTAATCCCAATATAATATATTATGGCTAGACATAGAAGACAAACTAGAAGAAGAACTTATAACAAAAATAGAAAGTCTTCAAGAAAAATGAGAGGTGGGTTTGGTGAAGATGATAGACAAGCATTGCTAGATTTAGGGTTTACAGAAGCTGATATAGGATATTTATTTCAACATAATCCTAGAATGTCTGTAGAGATTTTTAGAAACGCTATAGACCCACCAACAAGTTCACCTTTTTATAACGAAAAACAAACAGCTCAAGAAATTATGGCAACCATTAGGGCAGATAATGATTTAGAGATATATAGCACACCTACTAAACGACCTAGAATTAGCACAATGTCTGAAGAAAATGATTATGTTCCAGATATTTCCGGAACACCCAACAACTTAAGTGGGTCATTTGGTGGAAAACGTAAATCAAAAAGAAGAACTTCTAATAAAAATAGAAGGTCTTCAAGAAAAATGAGAAGAAATAGAAGACAACAAGGTGGTAGAGGATTTACAACACAAGAAGAAATCAACCCATTAGCATATATAGACCAAAGGGAAATAAGTGAAGCAAATATGCCAAGACCATAAATTAAACAGTAGGAATAAATTCCCAATTCAATTCAACACACATTTTTTTCCAAGTTTCATCTTGTTCAATAAGTTTTTCACGATCTTTCAATAACGGAATATCGTGTAAAAATTGGTTTTCTTCTAGAAGCTCACAAAACTTAAACAGTACATAATAATAATTCAAAAAGTTGACACGATAATCTGGACAAGTTTTAGCATATGGGGCTTGAATTTCCATAAATAAATTGCACAACGTATCTTCTAATTCAGGGCTAAAAACAGGAGGTTTAATTCCTAGTTTATTTTTAATAAATGCGATGTGCTCATAATATTTATTAAATCCCAATTTTTTAAGGATTTCCTTAGTTTTATGGTGTGTTAGTTGTTCAATTCCAATTCGTTCCTTTTTGATTTGTTGATGAATTTGATTAATGACATCATCGGGAATTTGAGTAGTTTCCTTTCCTTGAAATTGAGCCAAAATTTCTTTAAAATGGTTAATCTTTTTGTAAGCATAAAAGCAAACTTCTTTAGGTGGTTCTTTATAACTCGGTTTTTCATTTTCGATTAAATAAGGGACA